ATGGCCTCCTACGTAACCGAAACAAACGGGCGGTTACAATATGCCAAAGATACCTTGTGTTCTTTATTAGACACCGTTGATTTTTATACTCATGAATTATTTATTTGCGACAATGGAAGTTGTTCGGAAATGCTTAAATTCTATCAAGTATTTCAATCATTATTTTATAAAATTTATCTTGAAAGTAATTTAAAAATACAATACAATAGTTATAATTTAGGCACAGCAGAAGCAGTTAATTTTGGTATTAAAGAACGAAAGCCTAATCAGTTTGTAATAAAAATTGATTCAGATGTAGAGATAGGTAGAAATGGTTGGGTTGAGGATATGGAAGAGTGTTTTTCTCGTTACCCAAACTTGGGCATACTTGGCCTTAAAAGAACAGAAGTTACTCAAAAGGCCGACCACGAAAATCCTGCATACAGAACTAAATTAGTATCTGCTCCTCATGTAAGAGGGCAGAAGTGGATTACTCTTGAACTTTGTGAAGATATTATAGGAACTTGCACCATGTTTTCCCCTGAACTACTTGATAAAATAGGTTATTTATTTCAGCCTGCAAATTATGGTTGGGATGATGTATTGGCTTGTATTCGTTCAGAAAAGGCAGGTTTCGTAAATGCTTTTTTACCACACATTCCAATTATTCACTTAGATGATGGAGAAGGAGATTATGTCAAGAAGAAATTAAAGGAAGCTGAAAAGACTATTGCAGAGTTTGGTGAGATAGCTGAAGATTATAAAAGTGGTGTAAGAGATATTTATTATAATCCATACGAATAATGAAGTTAATAACAGTAGCAACAAGTTTAGGTAACGATGGCCTTAATCAATTATATAATTCAGCTAAAAAAAATGGTTGGGATATTGAGGTTATAGAAGCAGAGTGGCGAGGATTTGGTACAAAGCTAATTGAAACATATAATTACCTTCTAAGAAATCCTGACGTTAAAGATTTTATGTTTGTTGATGCTTACGATGTTGTTGCTTTATCTACTCCGCAGGAGGTTATTGAAAAAATAAAAGACAGAAGTAAAATGCTTGTTAGCGTTGAAAAAAACTGTTGGCCTGATTCAAAATTATCTACTGAATACCCTGATACTGATAGCGAGTGGAAATACATTAATTCAGGAACTTATTATGCACCGAGAGATGTGTTTATGGAACTGATTGAGAAAAATCCTCCTTTATATTCAGATGATGACCAGTTGTGGATGACTAATGAGTTTCTTAATCACAAAAATAGTTTTGTTTTGGATTATTCTTGTCAGGTATTTCAATGTTATTCGTTTATATCTGAAGATGACTTTGGATATGAAAATAAAAGGCTTCAGAATTTAAAAACAAAAAGTGAACCTGTGTTTATTCATGGAAATGGGAAAACAGACCTAACCAAAATAATCGACCTATTATGAAATTAGATAGTTACGCAAATATTTGGGGTGATATTCCTGAATACCATAATGCAATACATGAATCATTTTCTGAATTGGTTAATGAGCATGAAGAATTAAGGGCTCATAGGGATTTTGTAGAAAGCAATGCTTTTGGCTTTGGTGAGAGAAGTTTTGGTTGGCTATTTAAATTAATAGTTGATGAAATGCCTAAAGAGTTTTCCTTCTTAGAAATTGGCGTGTTTAGGGGTTCTTCATTAAGCTTAATTAAACTTCTTGCCAATATATCAGATAGGAAAGTAAAAAGATACGGTGTAAGTCCTATGGATAATAGCGATGGCCATTGGGATAGCGATTATTTCCATGATGTTTCTCGTATTCATTATAGTTTTGATTTAGAGCCAGATTACACTATTTATCATGGTTCAAGTACCGAAGAAAGAATAATTAAAAAATCTTTGAATACTGCACCATACAATATTTTATACATTGATGGTGGTCATACGAGAGAGGTTGTAGATTCAGACTTACTTTATTATCCACAAATGATAAAGTCTGGTGGGTATCTAATGATTGATGATTGCTGCAATGATATGAAGATGCCATTTGGATTTTTTCAGGGCATTCAGCCAGTTACCGATGCTGTTTTGGAATGGGAAAAAACAGAGATAGGTAAAGATTTTGAGTTTGTATTTAATGTTGTTCACCTTAAAGTATATAAAAGAAAATGAACGGAAAGAAAGCCCGTAAGTTAAAGCAAATATCTAATAGAGAATTTGAAACTTCAGATGATAAGTCTAAGAGAATGGTTTATCAGGACTTGAAGGATATGTATAAAAAAGGTCATGTAAAATTTACAAAATGAAAAATGTTTTCTATTTAAGTATGGTTGAAGATGATGCTGCTTCGTTTTACAGAACGAATGGTGTCTTTCCGTTTTTAAATCATGAAGAAATTTCGGTAAAGAATATTTTTAATCCTCAAAAAGTCTATGGATGGGAGAGTTTGATAGGTGCAGACATTTTTGTCTTTCAAAGGCCATATCATGAGCATCATGTTAACCTGATAATGATGGCAAAGGATATGGGCATTAAAGTTATTTGTGAATATGATGATGATTTGCTTAATGTTCCATTTCATAACAATGCAGCAGTTACACTAACAGAGCAAAGGGCAAACATTAAAAAGGCATTAAGTCTTGCCGATGAAGTATGGGTAACAACAGAATCAATTAAAAAAGAATATCGTTTTTACAATAGGAATATATATGTTATTCCAAATGCTCATAATGATTATTTATATCCAATAGAAAATAAAAAGCCATTTGATAAAACAAAAAAGATTGCTGCATACAGGGGTGGGGCAAGTCATGAGGCAGATATGTATCAAAATATAAATGATGTTGTTTCTACAATAAACAATAATACAGATTGGGAATTTAGATTTCAGGGAAGCAGGTTTAAATTTTTAGAAGATAGGACAAGTGATAATCATACCTATACAGACCCATTTACAATTATGCAGTTTTATAAAAGCTATCATGATTTGAACCCTAACATAGCTTTCTTCCCATTGATTACAAACACATTCAATGATGGTAAAAGTAATATATCATTTTTGGAAGCCACGTATGCGGGTGCAGCATTTATGGGAAATAGGAATTTATCTGAATTTAATTTACCTTTTGTTATACCTATTCAAAATGGTTTTAAGGATGAATTTGAAAAAGTAAAAAATGATTTTTACCGATTAGAGATATTAAATAATGATTCTTGGAGTTGGATTTTAGAAAACAGATTATTGAGCAATATAAATAAACTAAGAGTAGAGAGAATATTATCATGAAGCCAAATTTAAATTACATTTTAATTTTACCTGAACCTGTTGTTGAAAGTAAATTTATTTTTACTCCTGATACTATTGCAAAATCTTATACAAAAGGAACAGTTGTTAGTACAGGAGATGGTTGCTATAATCAAAAGACAGGAGATTTCAGGCCAGTTCAAGTTAAAGTTGGCGATAAGGTTGCCTATACACCAAATGTTGGTTATTTGGTTGATAATGATGGTAAGGCTTGTGTTTTATTAAGGGAAGAAGAGATATTTACAGCAAATGGTTTTCCCATTAATGATTGGATTGGTATTAAATTCGATGAAAGTCACAATAGAACAGTTAATGTAGGCGGCATTCAGATTGCAAGACCTGAAACGTGGGTTTATCAGGAGTTTGATGATAAAACTATGTATGAAAACAATAAAGATTTAAAAGCCACAAATCCTCAAATAGCACATATTCTAAATTCCAATGTGAAATATGGTTTGCAAAAAGATGACTTAGTGTTTGTCCACTACTTGCAATATAATTCTGATTTAATTATTGATGGTATTAAATACATTCCATTTAATACAATATTTTTTAAGATAAACGGTAAAGATGATTTTGAAATGGCCGATGGTATTTTGCTTGCTAAAAGAATACTTGTTGAAGCACCAAAAACAAATTCGGGTATATTTTTAAGTTCTGTTGAAACTAAAAAAGAACCATTAAAGCTTGTTATAACACATATACCAAGAGATTCAAAATTAAAAACAGGAGATATTATTATAACTGAAGATGATTATCAATATGAGATTGATGTTTATAATGAAACCTATGTTAAAATAACACCAGATTGGATTGCTGCAACAATTAGTTGATATGGGAGTAAGTGGTAGAATTGGAAGCGTAGAAGTTATACATGAAATTGCAAAAATTTCTAATCAAACGCAAGCTGCTGTTCAAGGTACAATAGACGCTTATCATCAAATCATATTAAGGGAATTGAGAAATAACAATACGGTTTCCTTTAAAAATTTTGCAAGTTATGCTTCGGGTTACAGAAAATCAGGTCTGATAAATCCGCAAGGCGTAGCCATTATTGGCTCTAATTCGGCAAAGATTATTCCCTCAAAGAATATGCGCCATGTTATAAACTCTACCGAACCTATTGAGTTTGATTTGGGTTTATTTGAAACAGTCCAGAGCAATACTATTATTAAGCTTAAAAAAGAAGTCAAGAGGTTAATCACTTCAAGGTATCGTGCATCAAAAAGAGCCGACATTCTTAGGGATAAGTATAACAAAAGAGTAAGGGAAATTTATAATAGTACAAAAGAAATAAGAAAGGTTCATAGGTACAAACAAGCATCTGCTCTTTTAATAAAACGCAGGGCAAGGAACTTATTGAATGATAAGATATTGAGAAAACGCATCAACTCAACCTATTTTTTAGATGCCATCACAGCTTTCCCTGTATTAACAGAATTTTATAAAACTCAAAGCTTAACGATTAATGAAATAAATATGTTCATTATTGTCAATCACTTTGAGTATTTTACTGTAAAAGATTCTGAATTATTTGGATTTAAAAAGGCTACTGCCTTAACTGTTCTGAATACATTGCATGGCGCAGGATTGCTTGAAAAATTTACTGGTCATTCAAATAAGTATTCAGTTAGTCTTAGTGGTAAAAGAAAGTTTACCAATTTTTCAAGAGAAATAAATAGCGGTGTTCGTAGGTTATTGAATAAATATAGGGATAAAGTAAAGGATGAAGATGAAAGTTTACCTGTAAAATTTAAAGATTAATATCATGGTAGGAAAAGAATTGGCAAAACTTCGTAGCGGAATAGCAGATGTTGACAATTATATTGAGAAGCTTGAAGAAAAGGTAAATGCTATCAATGGTTCAAATACATTAAGGCTTATTACATCAATAGATTCTATGGCAGGTAAGATTGCTACCGATATTGATATGATGGCAAATGGTCAACAAGATGAAGATGGAAATGAAGTTGAAATATCTCATAAGATTGTTGATACCTTTATAAAACTTATTGATAAGTCAGATAAGATAAAATCATTCTCTGAAGTTGTTGAAGCATTGCGAAGTTTGGATGATGATTCAGATACAACAAAGGTTGGAGAAAGTATTTTTGAAAAAACCGAAAGAAAGATAAAGAGCAAGCTGAATGGCAAGACAAATTAAAATTATGCTTCAGGGTTTGGAATATGTGACACCCGATGTTCCAAAGCAGATTCGTGGCAGAGATTTAATGAAGCGTGACCAAGTTTGGAGTAGAGATACAACATATTTACAATGGGATTGGAATACTGACCCTGCACAGGGATTTGTATGGCACGAGAAGCCTGCAAAGGGTCAGATTGAATGGTATGAAGCAGAAATAGAAAGACTGCATACAGGTGCGTGGATAATGATTTACGGTGAACCTGTTTACTTTAATAAGTACGCTTATTTCTTTCATCAATGGTTTATGCTTCAGGAGGGCATATACCCTATTTTTAAAGACACCTCATTAGAATATTTTCGTTTTTATCAGATATGTGAAGATGATGACTTTACATTGGGAGATTGTGGAATAAAAGGAAGGCGTGTCGGTCTTTCATCAATGAAGGCATCCATAAATCTACTTATAGGTTTACTTGAAGAAAATACATTGCAGGGTATTGTATCTAAAACAGGTACGGATGCAAAGGAAATGTATTTAATGGTAAAGAATGGATTGGAAAACTTGCCAGAGTTTTTGATGCCCGATTTGGCTAAGGTTGCAGAAACTGAATTGCACATAGCAAAACCAAGAAGTAGAATATCGACAAATAATAAAACCGTTTCGGGGGATAAGGGTAAGAATAATCGTATTAATTGGCTTTCTACTGCTGAAAATGCTTACGATGGTCGTAGAGCAAGAAATATTACAATAGATGAGTGTATGTCACCTGATACTAAAATATTGTGTGATGGCTTTGTATTTAGGGAGATAAAGGATATTAATGTTGGTGATTACATTATTGTAGAGGGCGGAAAAAGAAAGCGTGTAGCAAAGGTTTTTAATGGGCAAGATGAAATGTTTTTGGTAAAGCAACCGTATTCTAAGGATTATGTTGTTTCATCAAAGCATAGGCTTTATTTGGAGCAAAGGTGCAGCGTTAAAACTATCAAAGATGATGGAATAAAAATTATTACTCCATTAGAAGCAATTAATTTAGGAAAGTATAAAAAAAGAACAACCTATGGCGTAAGAAGTTCTGGAATTGATATAAAATCAAAACAAAATTTAATTGACCCATATATTTTTGGGGCTTGGATTGGCGATGGATTTAGTCAAGCTATGGGGTTTATTGTAAATTATGAAGATGATTTAGAATTGTATGAATACATAAAGTATTATGGCAAAGGTTTAGGGTATAATGTTTCTGAACATAAAGTGTCTAATAGCAAAAAGGTAGTAAGACTTTATTATACAATGGCTGAAAGAGGCAAGGGAACTTATACAAACCCATTAATGGATGAATTAAAGAGGTTGAATGTATTAAACAACAAGCATATACCAAATGAATATTTATTTAACTCTCGCGAAAATAGATTAAAATTATTGGCAGGCATTATTGATACTGATGGTCATTGTTCAATTAAAAAGGGTTCAATACATATTACGATGTCCAATACTGAAATTATTGACCAAATAATATTTTTATGTAGGTCTTTAGGGTTATCAGTTTCTAAAAATAGAATAAGCAAAACAAATTTTAATACAAGCTCTTACAAAGTTTCTATAAGTGGAAACCTTTCAGAAATACCAACAATATTAAAAAGAAAACAATTTAATGGATATGTTCAGCAGTCTAAGTATAGAAGAAACGGAATTGAAGTTTCATCAATAGGTATAGGCGAATATGTCGGTATTCAAGTAGAAGCAACCAACGACGACGATAGAAGATTGATATTGGAAGATTTTACTTTGACAATGAATTGTGCAAAGTGGGAGGAAGCCAATGTAGAAATTTGCTTAGCTAAAATAAGCGAAACTCTTGTTATTGGTGCGTCTGTTATTGGTCATGTATCGGCTTTTAGTTCGGTAAATAGAGGTGATAAAGGTGGTAACAACTTTAAAAACATTTGGCTTGGTTCAAATCATTTAGGGAAACTTGACTCAATAGGTCAAACAGAAACAAGACTAAAAAGATTTTTCCTTGAAGGCTATCGTGGATATTTTGGTTATATTGATAAATACGGAAATTCTGTAATTGAAAATCCTACTCCAGAACAAACAGCATATTTAACAAAACTTGTTGACCCAACAACAGGAAAGAAGGCTTGTCCAAATCCTAAGATAGGAGCAAAGCAATATATTCAAGAAAGAAGGTCTTTACTTTCAAACAATCCTGAAAAATTATCAGAGTGGGTTCGTATGTACCCATTTGAATGGCAGGAAGTATTTAAGGATTCAAATAATATGTGCCACTTTAACTTAAATGAGTTAAATGAACAGATATTAAGTATTGAGTTAGAGCTTGAAGGTAAAAACAAATCAGAGAATGGTCGTGTTGGCTTATTTAAAAAACATGATAGCGGAGAGGTTTATTTTGTAGATAATCCAAAGGGTATGTGGTATATCTTAGAATTTCCTGATAATAACAATAGGTCTGTTTATAATGGAAGTATTAAATGCCCAAATAATACAAGTTATGGCGCTTCAGGATTAGATACATTTGCCAATGCAAAACAAACTGTTGAAAAGGGTTCTGATGCCTGTTGTATTATTCATAAAAGATATGATTCTTTAAACCCAGACGAATCTAATATGCCAATAGCTATGTTTATTGGAAGGCCTAAAACGAAAGAAGAATTTCATAGTCAGATTTTTTATGGTCTTGAATATTATGGCATAAAGATGCTTGCTGAAAGAAGTCCTACGGATTGGGAGGATTATGCTATTACAAAAAGATACGCTTCTCCTCTTGATAGTTCAAAGAAACATGGTTATTTGATTAGCACAAAGCGTTCAAACAATTCAGAGGTTTATGGTATTGCTCCACAAGATAAAGAAGCGAGAGAGCAGCATTTAACAGAAATGGTTGAATATGCTTTAAATAATATGCACAAAATAAAGTTTTTAAGACTATTAAAGGATATGGTTAATTTCAATATTAACTCTCGTACAGACTATGATGCTTGCATGGCATGGGGTTATGCTCTTATGGGATTAAAAGAACATCAGTTGGCAGTTAAAAAAGTAGACAATAGCAAGTTAAAAGTATTTCATATTTTCAACAAGCCTGCTGCACAAAAATATCACTAAAACTTATTTTATCTTTGATAAACGATTTTTATTAATTTGCTATGCCTATACACGAATCCTCACTACCAAATACATTAGATTCAGACAAAGAAAAAAACTCGGAAGCTTTCGGTTTTTCTGTTCTAAAAGCTTGTTATGAAAGATGGAAATCTGGCTATGGCTCTGAATCTTGGGTAGTAAAAAAACAAAGGTTTGATTATAACCGTTCATTTTCTGTTGGTAAGCAACCGATGTCGGAATACAAAGATATTATTGATACCGATGGTCAGTTATCTGTAATTAATCTTCAATATACTCCAAATCCTATTGCTATTCCTTTTCTTAATCGTTTGAAGGATAGATATATGCAGCGAGTTGAAAAAATAAGCTGTGTTTCTATTGACCCATTTACTCAATCAAAAAAAGAAAAAGCCAAGAATGAAGCCTTGTTCAAAATGAAGCACAAGGAAGAAATTATAGCCTTACAGCAGGATGCAGGTTTTGAGTTGGAGGAGTTTAAAGATACAGACCCTGAAGATGAACAAGAATTAGATATTGAGTTTGGATTTAACTACAAGGAACGTGAAGAAGTAGTTATGGAGAACCTGATTAATCTTGTTTTTTATGATAATAAATGGAGCAAGGTAATTAAGGATAGGGTTTTTGATGATTTAATTAATTGTGGTTACTCAGTAACTAAAACATATATTGACCCAAATGGGAGGATAAAACTAAAGTTTGTTAAGCCCGATAATTTCATTACTTCTTATTCTGAATGGAATGATATGAGGGATTGGGAATGGCAGGGTGAAGTTGATTATATGACTATTACCGATATTCGTTTAAAATATCCTGGAAAGTTTTCTGAAGAACAATTATTTGATTTAGCAAAAGAACATTCAGGGTTATTTAATAATGCTTTATGGACTTATAACTGGTCTTATGTTTGGTTAAATGCTGTTGCAAGACCCTACGATTCATATCGTGTTCAAGTATGCAATTTGACTTACAAAACTCTTTACAATCTTAATTACGAAAAGAAAACAGATAGATTTGGTAAAGAGATATTAGACCCAGCTAAAGAATTAAAAGAAGGCAAAGAGTATGAAAAATCTAAGCCGTATTATGTAAGTTATACAGGTGCTTACATAATAAATACAGATAAAGTTCTTGAATGGGGATTAAGTAAAAACATGATTAAGCCAGAGAAGAATCTTACAGAGATACTTTCTCCATATACGGTTTATATGTACAATAACAATCAAATGGTAAATACTCCATTGATTGAAACTATGATTCCAAGTATTAAGATGATGCAGTTGTTGAATCTTAAAACACAAAATATTATTGCTACGATTGCTCCAGATGGTTCAAATATTGATTTTGCAGGACTATCTGATATTGATTTAGGTTCAGGTATTGGCGTTGTTTCTCCTTTACAGCTTTATGGAATATACCTACAAACAGGTAATATGTATTATAAGGGTATTGGCGATAATGGAGAAGATAGAAGACAACCTCCTATTACACCAAACAATGTAAATTTCTCCAATAAATTACAACAATTAGAACAACAATGGCAGTCTGAATACCAAAAACTTGTGACTATTATTGGTTCTAATGCCTTAGATTCAGGCCAAATAAATAATCAAGCTGTTGGTAAGCAGGTATTCCAAGATGCTCGTAAGCAAGGCGAGAGTGCTTCAAATTACATATACAATGCTTATCTAAATATCATGGAACCGACTGCACAAAAAGTTCAGCAGCTGGGTTGGGATATTCTCGTTTATAAGAAAGGTGGATATGAAGGATATATGGCTGCTTTGGGTAATGACAAGGTTGAATATATTCGTTTGGAATCTACTGATGACTTTGAAAGAGCGCAATTTGATGTTAAGATTGAAGCTGTTTTAGATGATACTGCACAGGCTATATTGAAAGAGCGTATTAACATTGCATTAGGTAATAAAGAAATTACTTTACAAGATGCTTTGCAAGTAGAAGAGCTATCTCAAACGAATGTAAAGTATGCTTCTTATTTATTGGCTTCAAGACAAAAGAAGCGTGAAAAGCAACGCATTAAAGAAGCTCAATTAAATTCTCAATCAAATACTGAAGCTGCTATTGCTGCTGCTGAGGCCAAGTCAAATGGAGAAATGCAAGTCATTCAGTTAAAAAATGATTTAGAGAAGGAAAGGGAAAACGAAAGGCTTGAAGCAATGAAGACTGAAGAGATGACCAAGTATGCAAGTATCATGAAGATTGAGTTGATGAAAGCATTGTTTGCACAGGGCAAAACTATGGAGCAACTCCCTTCAATGATATTTGATGGTATAGGTCTTATTGATAAAACAAATAAGCAGTTGTTGATGGAAGAGTTAGCTGAAAATGAAAGAGAAGCGCAACAAATGGCACAGCAAATGGCTGCTGAAGAAGAAGAAGCAATGATGCAACAGCAACAACAAGGCATGGAGCAAGAGCAAATGATGCAAGGCGAAGAACAAATGAATATGGGTGAAGAAGAAATGATGCAGGGCGAAGAAGAACAAATGATGTAAGTCAAAAAACTATTAAAAAAGTAGTTTAGCTTTGTATTAGAGAATTAAAAGACAAATCAACATGAGTGAAAAAGTAAACGTAGCAAAATCTTGGGAGGATGCAGTACTTGATAATTTCGAGGAGCAAGAATCAACTACCGTACAGGATGAATTTGTAACCACCGCAACAAGCGAAGAAACTATTGCAGCACCTGTAAATGATGCTGTTGAAATTGTTTTACCTGAAGGAGCAGAAATTGTTAGCAACGAAGCCGAAGAAATTGTAATTCCTGAATCAGCAATAGAAGAAAAGATAGTTGAACGCTATCCTGAAATGAGTGCTGATGCTAAGAGTATATTAGAAGCTCTTCAAGCAGGTAAAGAAGATGAAGTATTTAATTACTTATCTGAAAAAAGAAAAGACTACACTTCTATGTCAGATTATGATGTAGTTAAAGAAAATCTTATTCGTTCTAATCCAAATTGGACTGATAAAGATGTAGCCATTGAGTTAAAATCAAAGTATGGTAATTTGGCAGGTAAAAAAGATTTATCAGAGATAGATGAAGATATTTATCCTGATGAATATCAAAGTGCTGTTGAGTTCAATGAAATGATTGAAGAGCGTGAAACAATCCTTGCAAGGGATGCAAGAGAAGCAAGACGCATCTTAGATGAACAAAAGAAAAACATAGAATTTCCCAAATTAACCCAAGAAGCACAAAACCAGCCTACCGATGAAGAAATTGCAGAAGCAAATAAGCAATGGGAAGAAATGGTTTCAAGTGAAGTTCCAAAACTTTCAGACTTCAAGTATAAATTAAATGGCGAGGATGTCATTTATAAAATTACTGAAGAAGAAAGAACGAATTTGACAGAAACCATGAAAGGTTTTAATGCTTCAGAATACCTATCTAAACGTGGATGGTTTGACCAAGAAGGTAACCCGAATATTCTAAAAATTAGCGAGGATGTCTATAAATTAGAAAATCAAGGTAAGATGATTGGCTCTGTGGCAACACAGATTAAAACTGCTACAAGAAAAGAAGTTATTTCAAGAGATATAAAGAACATTGATATGGATGATAAGTCATCATCTGATTTTAAAGTTTCTAAACCCTTTTGGCAAGTAGCTATGGAAGCTGGGGAATAGTTAACAAAAATTATAAAATTTAAAAGCCAAGAAAATGTCAGCTTTACCATCAAGTTTTACCACCCCCTCTGTAACCAGAGCCGGCACGCTCATTAGTGAGCTTAACATCATTGTACCTCGTGCATACAATCAGTTTATTGACAAATGGAAATTTGTTCCTATTGTTATGATGAACGAATTAGCAGGTAACGAAATGCCTACTGATAACAAATTGTTCTATTGGTATGAGCAAGCAGGTCGTGCTATGGGCTTCGTACAGTCTTCAGCAGCAGTTTCTGTATCAGCAGGTGCGCCAGCTACTATTACAGTTGCAGCAGGAGCTTATTCAGCTTCAGGTACTCGTTCTCTACCAAATGAAGGACAGATTTATTACAATGCTCGTACAGGAGTTGAATCTCGTGTAAGTGCAGTTCCGAATAAGTCAACTCCTTATGCTCACACATTTGTATTAACTCCAGTAATTGTTACTGATAATGCTTCAACTCTTGCAGGTGATGTATTACAGAACAGAGGTTACAAATACTTAGGTGAAGCATCTGATTACACAGGTACTGAAGTTCGTAACATCGACAAGTACACCAACTACTGTACTCAAATTCGTAAGGATAGTAAGTTCACCGATTTGTCAATGGCAGAAAGAATTGACTTTGAAATTGATGGACAGCGTTTTTACAAGTACAAGCAGTTGAAGGATGATAACTATGAGATGATGCTTCAAAAAGAAGTTGCTCTTATGGATTCAAACTTGACTAACAACTTGGGTTACAACGAATCAGGTACAGCAGGTGTTATCCAGCAAGTACAAGCAAACGGAACAACTCAATACTACTCCACTATGGGAGCGCAGACTACTTTTGCTCAAATTGAGCGTCAGATTGATAGTCAAGGCGGGCCGGGTGAGTACGATTGGTTGTCAGATACTAATCAAAGTATTGAAATCCAGAATGCTTTGGGCAATGACTTCAATAACGGTGCTATTTTGTACGCACAAACAGGTAACATGGATAATTTAGACCTTGCAAGAGGATTTAAGTCATTCACTCCGTACCATCGTAAGTACAACTTCACTCGTTACTTGCCTTTCTCACAAGCAGCTTTCTATGGCAATAATGTTGCAGGAACTACTCGTGATAACTTTGGTTTACTTATCCCTAAAGGTACAGGTACTGATGCAAGAACTAAGAACATTGTTCCTAACTTCTGTATTCGTTACCAAAACATTCCGGGATTCGGAAAGGTTGTTATCGGAGAAACTGGAGGTCTTTCACCTAACGGTAAGACTACCAAGTTGGAATTAGATGTATTCCAGCAAGCATACTACGGAGTGATGGTTTTCGCTGCGAATCAGTATGTTATTCTAAAGAAATCCTAATTTAAAAAAGGTAGAAGGGTGGGGAAATTCCTCACCCTTTTTTAAATAAAACAAAAGAGAGAAAAATGGAAGTATTAATTGAAAAGAAAAAGGGAAACCCAAATTTTGGTAAGAAAAATGTTCAGGTTGTAAGTGACTTGGATAAAATTTATGATTTTGAGCTTATTAAAACCTATGAAATTTACAAGCCAGAGGTTGTTATTATTACAGGAAGAAATAGCGAAAAAAGTGTAGGTAAAAGCGACACACTATATCCTCCTACTTATGCCATTCCAAATAGTGGACTTGCTTGGGATGAAGAAGAAGGCCGTCAAAGAGCATGGAGGTTTATTAATACTGAAGAATCAATTTGGATTGATGAACAACGTGATTTGACAAAAGAAGAAGAGGCATCATTGCTTTCAAATACTGATAACCAACTTGAATTTAAAAAAGGAAAGTTAATGGTTAGAGGTATTGAGAAGTCAAAGCTTGCTGCATTGATGATACAAGATATGTATGAAGGAAAGAAAAAGCAATTAAAGCAAATTCCTCCTGTATATCGTTTATTAAATCCTGAAGCAATACTAAAGAGTACACAAGATATTTTAGATTTAGCGTGGGAAGCAGAGAGTGCTGCAAGAGCTTGTTCTTCAAAAGAAATGCTTGAATTTGCAAGTGTTTTAGGAATTAGTTTAGAGCAAAGCGAAGCAGGCATCCGCAAGGATTTCATTGTATCAGCTAAGTCAAATCCTACATATTTTGTTAAGCACTTTGTTAATCCAAAGAATAAATATCAATATGCTTTTTCTGAAGCTGTAAAGAATGACCTTATAACCGTAAATAAAAATAGCGGAAAACTTATATGGTCAGAGAGTAAGGCTGAAATTACAAGTATTGCTCCAAATGCAGATGTTGCACAGCAACTTGCTGAAAGAGCAGTAAATAAAGAATCTGAAATTCTTGCTTTATTTGAGCAATTATCAAATATTTAATTTAGCAAGAGGAGGATTCTGTCCAAATTCTCTCTTTGTTTTCAACCCTGCGCTGAAAGGCGTGGGGTTTTTGATTTGAAAAACTATTATCTTTTTTGTATTACATTTGTTTAAGTAAGAAATTTCAATGGCAAATATCAACGACATATATCAGTTAGTACAATATCGTGCCAATAAAAGCGGATTTTTAGGGAATATCTCTCCAAATGATTTTAATTTAATTTTTCCTCGTGCAGAAATTAAATATTTCAATTCGCTTTATGCTCAATATTATAAAACTCAACGTATTTCTGATGCTTTAAGTAGATTTTTTAGTGGGTTGACTGCTATTAGTATGACTACTTCTGGAGGTAGTGCTGGTCAGTACATTTTCCCAGCTGATTTATTTCATGTAGACGCAATAACACATAACGTATCAGGAATACAATATCCTGTTGTTAGGGTTGAAAAAGATAGATTATCTAATCATCTATCATCTAAAATAGAAGCGCCAACTACTACTTTTCCTATTTATACTGAATATAAAACATATTTGCAGTTTTATCCATTGGATTTAGCTACTGCTAATATAGTTTATTTAAAAGCACCTACTACAAGTGTATGGGGATATACTTTAAATGGAATTACAGCTTTTAGTACATTGGTTGCAGGAAGTTTATATACCAATGGTACATATAGTAATATTCCTTTGACAGGAGGTACAGGAACTGGCGCAAGAGCAACTATAATTGTTTCAAGCAATCAAGTTACTTCAGTTTCAATAACAACAGCAGGTAACGGATATGTGGTTGGGAATGTGTTGTCGGCTAATGCTGCTAATATTGGCGGTACAGGTTCAGGATTTGCATTTACAGTTACCCAAGTATCAGGAAGTAGACCAATTTATAATCCATTAACTTCTGTTCAACCTGAATGGAATGAAACAGATTTAGATAATATTATTTACCTTGCATTACAGGATGTTTCTCAAAATATGAGAGATGGAATGTTGCAACAGTTTGCACAAGTAGAAACACAACAAGCGAAATGACCTATCAGCAAATAAGCGAACAAATTAGGACTATGCTATATGGTGGCATACCTTCTGATGATGCGTCTTTTAGTTTAAGATATATTGCTGAATTAGTGGCACAAGAAGTTGCTGTTCAAGCAAGGAAAAACGCATTTGAAAATAGTAATGCAGGAGAAACTACTTACGCAAATGATACATTTACTTCTACATTCACAAGTATTGCAGTAGTGTATAATAGCACGTTAAAACAAAACTATTCAGTATTGCCGCAAATACCTGCTGCCTTGCCAAATAATCAGGAGATAATAAGCATTACTCCTCTTGGTATTATAGGAAGGCGTAGACAGATAGTTTTAATGAAGAATAAGGATAAGTTCATGCAAGACATGCTACCTCCTGTAAAAGGCTTTATTTTAGCTTATATAGAGGATGGTAAATTGTATTATGACAACATACAAGAATATATGTTTACTTCGGTAAATATAACAATGGTTGGAGCTATAAGTAGCACAGGTGATTTATTAAGTGCTAAATTAAATGTTCCAAAAAGTGTAGAAAGTGAAATTATAGGTAAAATATTTCAGTTATTAAGAATATCAAAAGGTTTACCACAGGATGTTTTGAATAATGCTAACGATTCACCAACAGTACAATAAGCATGGCAACGATAGGGTTAAGACAATTAGTAGCTGAATTTTTAGATAGTGCAGACCAAAGCTCTCACCAGTTTAGACGTATGTATAATATTGGTGTGCGTGGTTCTCGTGCTTTTAATTTAGATATTACAGGCCAGATGATTACTGTTTTACTTCCTGTAAATGTAAACAATACAGTTAATCTTCCTGTTGATTATCTTACCTATTCAAAGATGGGTATTATCAATGAAAGGGGAGAAATAATTACGTTTACTAAAAATGAGCAATTGTCGCAGTATCATGCTATATATCAGAATGAAACAGATAGAAATGCAGGAGTACCTGAACTTACAACAATAGGTAATTATGTAGCTCCGCTTCCTTATCCTTATTTATATAGCAATTATTGGTGGGGTGGTACTTCTTATACATTATTTGGATTAAATAGTGGTACAGCGCAGATTTGTGATTTTGATATTGATGAAGGCGCTGGAGTTATACTATTAAATCCTAAAAATAAATATCCAGAAATACTTTTTGAATACCTATCAGATGGTTATGATGAAACAGCAGATGATTATCAAATCAATTCAATGGCTGAAGAAGCATTTATATGCTATCTTAGATGGAAAAACTCTACTGACATGGTTAAAAAGTTTAGTGCAGGTCAGGTAAGAGAATACAAAAACGAATATTACAGAGAAATGCGTTTAGCTAAGATGCGTATCAATAAGGCTTACGCTTCTGAATTTACAGCTAAAAAGCGCAGCTTGACAGGACTTACTGCAAGAGCATAAGATTATGGCAGAGAATATCAAGTTATTTCGTCAAGGTGGAATGGACACCGATGATGCTTACGAATTTATTGAGCAAACAGATTTTGTTGATGCTTATAACGTAAGGGTTATGGGTACTTCAGAAGGTGAAGAGGGTCTTGCAACAAATATTGAATCTAATGTATTAATTGCAGGAACAAGGCCAGCAGGTTTGAATAAAGCTATTGGTGCAGCAGGATTTGAAATAACTCGAAATGCGTATGCTTTCGTATATAATTCTCAAAACAAAAACTTAATTACAAAACTTGCGTATGACACAAATACGCAAACAAACATATTTGAAAATCTAACAAATAGTGCATCTGTTGATATACTTCCATTAAACCCTGAATATTATGTAAATGATATTAAGTTAATTAATGATAAGTTTTTGGCGTGGACTGATGGCAGGATGCAGCCAAGAATGATAAACATAGATAAGCTTGCAGCAGGAACATATACTTCATTATATGGTAGCTTAACGCAAGATGATATGCTTGTCATTAAAGCGCAAGGATTAATACCTGCAATTTGTGCTTATGGAAATGATGAGGGTCAGTCTGTAAATTTACTTCAGGGAAAGTTATTTCAATTTGGCTACCAGTATGTGTATTCAGAGGGTGAACATTCAGCTTGGAGTACAAGGTCAAAAAGGCCTGTTCCTACGCAAGAATCTACACCAGCTATTGGTACAAACGTAACTAATAATAATCATATTGTTGTACAATTAAATATTGGAACAAATAGAGTAAATCAAGTCAATGTATGTGCGAGGTATTCCAATTACGATTGGTTTACCATAAAGAGTGCAAGCAGAGCTTATATATTGTCTTTACCTGCTACGATAAATGTAGCTACTCAGGTTTATGAAGCATACAATCCTGCAACCAATATTTACAGCATTGCCTTTTATAACAATGGGTTATATACCAATATCGACCCATTAGAAACCGACTTAAACTATGACCACGTTCCATTAAAATGCGAAACATTAGAAAATGTCAATGGTAATATATTGGCTATGGGTGGCATTACAGAAGGTTACCCAAGACCAACTATTGAAGTAGATATAAAGGTAAGTGCATACGACCCATTGTTGAGTGTCACTCTTCCCCCTACTGGAATGACTGTTAATTGGTATACTCCTGAAGTTAATACATTTCAATACCTTTATTTTGCAGGAACTCCTGCTATTGGCGATAAAATAATTATTAGATATAAAAAAATAGATGATTATTCAAATATATTGACACTTCCTGCTCCAAGTGGATATACTGCGACTTCTGTAAACTTAGGTTCAGTAATGAACGGTTTGTATTCTGCATTATCTCCCACTTATGCTTGGGGGTTAGATTTTGACAATCCTGCATTTACTATTTTAACAATAAAAGCTCCATCAGGATATACTTTCTTGGATTGTGCTATTACTTTAGCAAGTGCAGGTGCAGCCACATTTAAATCAATTCATGCTTTAAAGAGTAATTCAAGTTATCAACTTGCATTATTACATTTTGATAGATGGGGTAGATATTTCCCTATGGTTAGTGGAAAGGAATATGTCATTAATACTCCTTCTTATGCAGTAATAAATAGTGCTAACACAACAGGCTCTTATGGTTTAACTCCACAAATAAATTGGGAGATAAAAAGTTTGCCTCCTGCGGAAGCCGTTTCTGCACAATGGGCAATTACTAAAAACAATACGCATCAAACTACATTAATGGTAAACGGTGTTCTTGACGCAATACCAACCGATGATTACGTTACATTTAACTTATCTCCATTAAAAAAATTCAATGAAGTAAACAGTTCTTCAGTATTAAATTATGATTATACTCCGGGAGATAGATGTACATTATTGTTCTACATTGATGGAACAACATATAATTATTTTGATAGTCCTGCTTTTGATGTAGAAGTTGTGAGTTTTGTTATAGACGCAAACAATGGTAAATATTTATTAAAAATAAGGAAGGCTGAACTTTTAAATACTGCTGCTATTTCTGGAAAGAACGTAATGCTTGAAATTTATACTCCAAGATTGCGTGATATAGTTGAAAATAATGCTACCGTTCCTGCTGAACAATTATTTTATGAGGTTGGTGACCAAATAAATATTGTAAATGGAGATTATGTAACGAAAGTAGGAACTATAACAGATGGCGATGTTTACTTTAAAACAAGAAGTCTTTATAGTGCTGTAAATCCAAACATTCCTCCTCCATATAGTTTCTTAGTAGAGGATTTTAACTTTAGTGATTTTTATGAAAGTGCTTACACTTCTTACGGAAGGCCAAGAAGTTATAATGACGAGCCGGGTTTAGTCGAAAGAAAGGCAAGCATACGTTACTCTGATTCTTTTTTAAGGGATTCACAAGTCAATGGACTTACAAGATTTTATACTGATAATATATACGGAGATATAGATGGTGAAAGTTCTTCAAATTATGGTTGGATTCGTAAAATACGTCAAAGAAATAATGTACTCGTTTGTTTTCAAGAATTAAAGGTAGGTTATATCCCTGTATCTCAAACAATAGTTGAAGACCAATCAGGTAGTTCGCAATACGCATTATCATTTAAGCTATTTAACTTTATACGTTACAATGGATTAAATATAGGAATGGGTAACGCTAAAGAATCCTATGCAGAATGGAACAACAATTTATATTTTGTAGACCCTTTTCGTTCAGAACCTATTAAAACAGGATTAGATGGCATAGCTCCTATTTCTGGTAAAATGAGCAAATATTTCAAAAGAGTTTTGCAACAAGCCTATGAGAGTGGAAAGAAAATTATTGGCTATTACGATATATTCAATAATGAATATTTGCTATCTACTGAAACCGAAGGCGATATATTAGCTGTTCCGGGATTTGATGGTCTTAATTGGCAATTAGAAGATAGCTATACTGTTTTACCAAGCGCAATAAGCATAACTGCGCAAGGAACAAAAGGTGTAACTACGTATAATAATACAACAGGTATTGCAACTTATACTCCAAATTCGGGACAGACAGGGGCTGATTCATTTAGTTTTGGCTTTACTGTTGGTGGAATACCAAAAACAAAGAATGTATGTATTACAATTACAGCAGGAAATCCTTGTCCTAATAACTTTGTATTTGGTGAAATAACAGGTGCTTCTTTAAGTACGGTATATACTTCAAATGCTGTAAATATATACGGAATAGATATTTCTGTTCCTGTTACTATTATAGGTGGAGAATATAGAATCAATGGCGGTTCTTGGACAAGTTTAGCAGGTGTTGTTGTTAATAATGATATTGTTGAAGTAAGGCAAACAAGTTCTGGTACACCAAGTACAAAAACTACTGCTACATTAACCGTTAATTGTAGAGTTGTTGATTTTGATGTTACTACCGCAGGAACAACTACAACTACTACTACGACTTCTACAACAACTACTACAACAACTTTAGAGCCGACAACAACAACGACTTCTACCACAACAACTTTAGAACCGACAACAACTACTACTTCAACTACGACTACTTTAGAGCCGACAACGACTACTACTTCAACTACTTTAGAGCCGCCTCCAACTACAACAACTACGACAAGTACGACTACGACAAGTACAACAACTTCAACCACAACGACTACGACAACTTATCCTTGTATATGTTATGAAATTGAAAATGAAACAGGAGGTGCTTTAGATATTACATATACTCCTTGTGCAAGTGGAGAAACTACTGTAAGTGTTCCTGCTGGTTACATAATAAATATATGTGTTGATAATGGAACACCTATATATGCCACAGGTTTAACTGTAACAAATTGTGGAACTCCTTGTTCAGCAGATTATGATTGTAATGCTTGCGGTTCAATAACAACAACTACGACAACAACAATAATTGGTTAATGAATAAACTAATAGAATTGTTTACTGCTTGGGGTGTAAGTTTTAATCCTAATAGTGAGCAAATTGAGTTAGCATCAAAAAGATTAGAGGTTTGTAATTCTTGTGAACACAAGGGTGAAAATGCTATTTTTAAAAAAATATGCAATATTTGTACATGCCCTTTAAACAAAAAGGTATATTCGCCTGTGAAAGGTGCTTGTCCTGAAAAAAAATGGGATGAAGTAGATAATCAATTTATAAAACACACTGATATTAAAACACTAAGATTTGTATCTGCACAGCCTGCTATTATTTATTACGCTTGGCAAGTTGAAGTAATGCTTCAAAACTTTTTAGAAATGGGTGTTAATCTTAATCAGGTTGATGTTGTTTGCTGGAAGATTAATGGAGTTATTCCTGTTGAATGGTCAAAGCTTGCCGGAGCATATCCTGCTCGTTTTTTCTTCTATGATGATACAAGAATTACAAAGCATTACATTTCTTCTATAAGACCCAATATTTTAAAACATCATTGGAAGCGTTATCCTGAATTAAGCGAAGAAGCTATATTTTATCATGATTGCGATATTGTATTTACAAAGCCTATTAAGGAATGGATTACAGAGGATATGCTGAAAGATAATCATTGGTATGGCTCTAACACAAATTCATATATTTCTCACTCTTACATATCATCTAAAGGTGATGATATATTAAATAAAATGTGTGAGATAACATCCATTAATAAAAGAGTTATTCTTGATAATGAAAAGAATTGTATTGGCGCACAATATTTAATGAAAAATGTGACTTACTCCTATTGGGAAAGAGTTGAATCTGATAGTGAGCAATTATTTAAGCAGATTACCGATATAAACAATATTAAGAAAGAAGAAAATCCTGAATACCATGAATTGCAAATATGGACTGCTGATATGTGGGCAGTATTATGGGGTGCTTGGAGATTAGGATTTGAAACAAAAGTTCATGAAAATTTTGATTTTTGTTGGGCAACTTCTCATATAGATAGATTTAGTATTTGCAATATTTACCATAATGCAGGAGTTGTTTCAGGTAAAGATGGATTGTTTTTTAAGGGTGACTTTAGAGATAAGCTTCCATATAATTCTGATATTAAAATAAAAGAAAATACTTCTTCTGAAAAATATTGGA